TGTGCCGGGGAGCAGCGAAAAAAATAGCGTTGAGATCGGGGAACTCGACCCCTTCTTGGAACAGTCGGCAGTTAAACATCAGCGCCGGGGTCGAGGTATTGCCGAACTGACCGACAATCTTTGACCGAACTTTGGAATCCATTTGAGAATGAGCTGAGTAGCACACAAAGTTTCCTCCAGCCGTGCTTACTTTTTGGGAGAGTGAAATAATATGAGCAATATTTTTACAAAAAATTAACATTTTGCTTACGCCCGGGGTTTCCATTGCTGTTTTAATCTGCCAAGCCAATACGTCATCAGAATCGAACCGATCGTTTTCTTCGGCCACGACTAATTCGAGGCGGAAATTGTTAACGTATCCAGCGTCGATTCCTTCGCGGAGGTGGTATCGGTAGGCTACTCCGCCGAACCTCGCTCGCTGGTTCATCGAAATCTCACCGTCGTACCGGGGGGTCGCCGTCATAAAAAGATGGTGACTCTTCGTATAGTTGAGAAGGACATAGTTGAACACCCGTTCGGTCATATCCCCACAGACGCGGTGCGCTTCGTCGAACACGACCAAATCAAAGGTGTCCGACGGGACGGCTGACGACTGGTACGTACTGACCACGAGGGCCGACCCTGCCACATCAATAAAAGTGCGTATAATTTCCCAGCTGGTGGTCATTGAAGCCGGAGGCCGAGCCCCGCCTAAATTTACAGGTATAGGGTCGCTCCCTATTAATAGAATTGGAACCGTTAGCCCATAGGAAACAAGTTTTTGAGCGGTTTGACGCAATAGAGCCAACCCTGGAACAAGGAATAAAACTTTTTGGCGGCGCGCTAAATACGTTTTGATTACTTCGTAAGCTACTTTAGTTTTTCCGCACCGACATGCCATATGAAGAATCGCCCGAGCCGACCCGGTCAAATCGCTCACGCACTGAGCGACTGCTTCATTTTGGTAAGGTCTTTCTTCGGCTTGAAACGGATCTATTTCCGGGCAGACAGCCCATTTGCCTTTTCCGGGATCAGGCAGGGCTGGAGCGGGTTTAACAGGTGAAGCGAGTGTAAGAAACGGGTCAAACTTTGCAAGTTGGATTCGAAGAGCCGGAGTCGGCTCTGTCGCGAAGACCGGGACGCGGGAAGGGGGGCGCGGGTAGTGAGGCGCAAGTTTTTTGTTTGCTGAAATTTTCAACAACGAAACAAGCTGGGAAGCAATGGTAATAATATTATCTGCCGTATCTTTTACGAGCTCGTTCCCCCACGGACGGGAGTCTCGGTAGTATTCTTTGACAAAACTTTCAAGCCGTTCCGCCTCTTCGCCAGTCTCGGTTTCGAACGTTGCCATATAGTTCCACTCCTTAGGCGAAAAACAGAGAACGTACCCGGAATCGTGAAGGCGGCGCCGCAAGTCTCGGGTGAATCCGACTTTGTAGACGCCTATTGGATTCAGCCAGGGATGTCCAGCAATATAAAACCCGGGAATCATTTCGAAGAGATACTCCTTTAAGGTATGCGCGGCTTGTTTTTATTGTGTTGACACAATAAAAGAATGGGCGACCTTGAAACGAAAACGTCAGATGATGATAAGTTTCGAAATTTTGTGAAAGATCTATTGAAGAAACATAGCGGGCTGAACGACGAAACAGTCGATATTTTAACCGACGCAGCCGGGCTACCCCTTTTCCAACAAGCATTTACTAGTAAGATGTTTTCGCCTCTTAATAACTATGAACAGCTAGAATTTATTGGTGACACACTTGTGAACGACGCAGTCTCTCTTTTTATATTTAATAAATATCCAGGGTTCACCGTAGAATGGTTAACCTTGATCAAACACAGTATTATAAGTTCGTTAGGGCTTTCAACTGTAGCTAACGAATTGAACTTTTGGCCGCACATTCGGTATAAGTTGGAAAGGAAATATAATGAAAAAGAACAACTTTTAGAAGATGTGTTAGAAGCGTTTATAGGCGCTCTCCGTCAAGTTATCGATTCGAAAGCGTCGGAGGTGTGCGGAGCCGACCCTCCTTTTGGTCTTGGAACTCTTCTTACGCAGAAATTTATTTTTTCGGTGTTAGAAAAAATGGTGACAGAAAATCCAAACTTTATATCGGATTCGTGGGGAAAAGTTAAGGATCCGAAAACTCGAATCAAGGAGCTGATGTCGAAACATGGGTTTGGGCACATCCATGAACACTTGACTTCCCTTGTAAAACCGGGAAGAGGATGGGAATCTGTACTTTATATTGGTAAGAAGAAACTAACGTCGGGTGTCATGAAATCCAAAAAATTGGCTGAACAGGACGTGTCGCGACAAGCCATTACCCTGTTCCAATCCCGGAACTACGAGGAAAAAATCCCCCCTAAAACTATAGCGGCCCCGCCCTCCGGAGGAGTCGAAGGTCGACGAAGACTCCCCTTCGTCGACCGGGAGCGGAGCGGCCCCGAAGGGGTTTCGGGACCCCTTCGGGAGTCCTTCGGGGCCGCTCCGCTCCCGGTCTCTTTCCAATCTTCCGCTCCTTTTCCCGCTCCCTCTTTACAGCCAGCAGAGACCCCTTCCTCTTTTCAACCAGCATCTCCTCCCCCCTCCCCCCACGCTGCACTGCTCCCTCAAACTCCCCCGCTCCAGGCTGCGCCTTCTCCGGCGCCCCCTCTCAGAATCCAGGCTGAGGGGTTTCGCCCTCCTTCGCCCCAAATCTTTCCTCGACGTCCCCAGTTTGTTCGCCGTCTGCAGCCGCCACGTCGCATTTCGACGCAACCATTTCAAAACCGCCTTCCTTCCGCGGAGCCCCACTTTAATTTCCACCGCCGGACGGAACCGAACTTCCATCATCGTTTTCGTCAATTCCCGTCGTCTCGTCGCTGGTATATTTAAACCGCTAAAAGGGGAGGGTTGTTGGACAAATACGCCCGGATTTTTCCAATTCCTTCCGGGTTGACAGAAAGTCCGTCAGCAATATGGATTAATTCTTTAAATTTTCCCTCATTAGAAACTAAAACATATTTTCTAAACGTCCCTGTATCCTCGCCAAGCTTCTCTACGATCCAACCTATAAGATCCCCTACAACCTCCGTGCACTGGTCGTCTCCTCCTACTGTATGAATCAGATGGGCTAAAAATTCTCCAACTCCGCTTTGAGTTATTTCAAAACACTCTTTCCTCTCTAAATGCTCGTAAAAAATATTTAAAAGTTGAAAACAAAAGTGATTGTTTAAATATTCGTATTCTTGGTTAGTTATATTTTCTTGATTTGACGAAATTAGTTTCCGAATGGCTGAATTGCATAGACTGTGGGAAGGATGTTGAATAGAGGTTAAAATGTCAGTATAAATAGTAGTGCGTTTGGGAAAAGGGCGGCCTCCTTCCATATCTTCTTTCGCCTCTCCTAAAACTCGTAAAGCGTAAAGTTTGATTCCGTTGGGGCTGTCCGGGCTGGACAGCCGGTCAGCCCAAACAGTTTGGGTAAAAACCCGGCGCGGGGTGACTAACCCTCCAATCCCGCGGGTGCTTTGATATAGTCTCGGGACATCGTCATTTGTATAGTCGATAAACCTCAACGGGAGATAACTTAGAATGAGATCGCTTAATACTTTAACTCCTATTCTTGTATCTAGTAAGGCGAACATTTCCTTTTTAGTAGAGAAAAGGAAATAGTTATAGTATTATTTGATTTTACGGATCGCCATAGACAAAAGATTCCGTAAGTTGAAGCGTTCCTAATGCCCCTAAAATATGGAAGATCGAATGATAAATATGATATTTCCCTCTTTTTTTTGTAGAATCTCGTTTATATCCGCATCGGAGAAAGAAGTACCCTAAGAGCAGAGTAGAATAACATGAATAGCTCAGCGTTTTATAATAGGGAATCGCCTTTAGTAGAATCAGGAAAAAAGTTGAATAAACACTCCCTATTTCTAATAACCGGATCCATTTTATATTTTTCTTGTTTCCTTCGTGATAATAGTGGTATACAAAAGCATTTGTAAAAGCCACACAACTCATTCCTCCTAATAAATAATAATTGTGGATCAGTAAAATAAAAATCTGGGGAAGGAATAGTAGCAAACTTACTAAACAAAAATCAAAGGGGAAGAGACGTTCGTATGGATTTTGAAGAACCGCGTTGTAAGGGTGGAGGTATTCCAGGTTTTCAACATTAAAATCTACCCCTGTTTTAAATTGATTAACGAGAAACTCTTGGCACCATGGTTCTGTATTGTTGTTTGGGTCGCAGGGTTCACCAAACCAGATCTTTCGCTCCTCATAGTCAATAATCAATGGATAAATTTTTACGCTAAGTTTTCGTGCAAGATGGTAATAACCTGTTCTCCAGGCTTTCTTTTTCACAGTTCCTTTGGGAGACAAACAAATAGACTCGTTCTTATGCCTGAATCGTTCAACTAGTTGCCCAATAAGACCGCCACCTCGATTTTCGAGACGGGTGCTGGGAATACAATGTAAGAGATCGTACAACCATTTTGTCGCCCAAGTGTAATATCTAGGATCAAATAAAACAAACGAATTCGTGGAGGATTTTTTAAACAATATTAGCCAAACTATTACGTCCCAATAACTGGTATGCGAAAACACTATTATTCTCTTTTTATCAGGATAGTGAGGTTGGGTCTCCCAACCGAGAATGGTTTCTAGCATTTTATTTAAGAATGGATTTCTTTATATTTATTTCTAGTTAAATTGGACGCGATATTGATATCAATGTCCACCTTTCGGAAAGTTCATAGAACTTTCGCACCGGTTGTAGGTATTTTAATAGGGTTGTACTGCATTACGTCTCTCCTATACCGAATTGTTCGGGATTTTTATGGTTTAGACAACGACGATACTCATTTTTTATTAGATGTTCATGATGGAATGATATACGGTTCTGTTGGAGTAAGTCTTGGTTATATTGTTTTTTCGTGGGGAGTAATAGGAGTACAGGTGGTAACAGGAAGTACTATGATAGAACGAATTTTAGGTTACCAGATCCGACCCTCTTCGCTTAAAAAAGGGTCGGGGTGGAGTCGACGGATTCATCATTTTGTCGCCCCCCTTGGAGGTTTGTTTTTCCTGTACAAAATGTTTACCGCAGGAACATACCACTTGCTTACTGAAGGGTTTGGTGTTTCCAGCGACCGAGTTCACTTTCTTTTGGACTTGCACGATGCCCGGATTCCGGGGGCGTCTTGGTTTCCCACAGTATGGGTTTTTTTGGTCGGAGCGGTAGCTATGTTGACATTGGGCTCGGGGTTGACTATTCTTAAAAAGAAGAGTAAAATCTAAACAAGAAGCCCATTGATCGATTCGACGGTTTCGACCGGAACGTCCTCGTCGAGAGTTGGTAGCGAAGGGTTCCGATTCGGTCGCATAACTACTCGTTTATTCAGTTCAGTCCTTCGAGGTCGAGACACGATTTCAGCAGTAATTTCAAGATCGTTGTAGGTTTTATTTATCATTCCTTCCGAAACTAAGATTGTGAGGTACGTTTTCTCACGATCTTTTTTCCCTTTGATTGTAATAGTCAAATCGATATTTTGGTTTGATTGAGTCAGAAACGTGTTTAAGAGGGCTTCCATGATTTTTTAAATATAATCTTAATTATTTTAAAAAAAATTGATTTTTTTTTTAAAAATAACAAAAGAAATAAAAAATCATCTATAATGATTCATTCTAATCCAGAATGTTTTCTTTGCATAGAATATATTTCTAAACCTGTTACTTGTCATAGATGCTCTTACACTACCTGTATTCCTTGTACTAAAAAATATATTTTAACCCAAAATTCTGAAGCACATTGTATGAATCCACAATGTAAAATAAAATGGACGCTTAAATTCTTAATGGACATTTTTGACAAATCTTGGTTGACGAGTACCGGTAAAAATTCATACCGAGAGCATCTCAAAAAAATTTCTGTAGATCGAGAACGATCTAAGATTCCGGAAACTTTGGCTCAAATACCTCTTTATAAGGAACAGGAAAAACAAAATGAACTTTTACAGGAACTTGAAATTCAGTTGACATTTGCGAAAAACCGAGTGAAAGAGATTCACAATTTAATAAGAAGCGTTCAGAGAGAATCGCCCGCTAGAATTCGGAAAAACGTTCCGCAATTTATTTGTCCGTGCCCTACCGATGGGTGTAAAGGTTTAATCGATTCGAAATTTTTTTGCAATCTATGTGAACAGTCTATCTGTAAACATTGTCGCGTTTTATTAAGTAGTGAAGAAGGGGGAGGGGACGAAAAACATGAATGCAATCCAATTACGATCGAAACTGTGAAACTTTTAAAAGAAGATACTAGAAGTTGTCCAAAATGTGCAACTCCCATCTATAAAATAGACGGATGTGACCAAATGTGGTGTACCCAATGTCAAACAGCGTTCAGTTGGAAGACGGGTCAAATAGAAACGGGGGTAATTCATAATCCCCATGCTATTAAATGGCAGCGCCAACATGGACAGCTTCTTCGAAACAATGGAGATGTTCCCTGCGGAGGACTTATTCCTATGTGGGAGCTTTCTAAGATAAAGGGGAAATTATATAGAACGATTTTAGTTATTCATCGTCGAATTGCGGAATTAGTATACGACTTAAGATCTAATACACCCAGACGAGATTTTGAAGATTTACGTAAAAGTTTAGTCTTAAATAAAATAACCGACGACGAATTTAAACAAAAAATATTTTTGCGGGAACGAGATATGGCACGGAAAGAAGAAAATCACCGAATTTTGAGTACGTATCAGCTGTTAGCTATTGAACGTTTTCGAGAATTAGCCCGCCAAAGCAAAAAATACCACTCTACGGATCCGGTATTGAAACATTTAATTTATAATTTTTTGCTTCAAATGGATGAAATACGCGTTTTTATCAATACAGCGTTTCGAGAAGAATTACCTCCATTGGGGCAAATAAGACATTACATCATTGCTCCAGATTGGAGACTGGGCAGGAAAACGTTTCCTTCGAAACCTGGGTCGCGAAGCTCCGGTCAAAAGACTGTTTAAAGGTTTAAGACATGCATTTCCTCTTTCGGGGGAAAAAGAGGAAATATTTCTTTACAGTTACAGAATGATCCGCCAACGATGAAGCGAGTACAGATCCTTTAGAGTCCCACGAAAGACCATCCCTATATCTCGGTTTTTTTACCAGATATATATGCAGGATTCGGATGTTTCTCAAAGATCAGATCTATAAATTGATCATATAATCCCAAAAGACGATTTTATATATATATATATATATAAATGAGTAGACCAGTTGATCAATATTTTGATATGGAACAATTTGAGGAGAACCTCGGTTTCTCGAGCGGATATCGGCCGGATTATTCATTTATGAATCATTTTCCCGGCAGTGCGGCACACACCCCCAGACGGGTTGGGGACGGCAAATACAGGGTAGGTAAGACGAATGATTGGAACGATATAAGTGAAGTTAAATGGGCCGATGAAAACGCGGGGCACTGCTTTCTTTCAAGGGAAGGGGGGAATATCATCCCATACTATTCTAATGATCCGAAACGTCGTATAGAGTATATTTATAATAGAATGGGAGGTGAATTATTGAGCCTGCAGTTACCATGTGCTGAACATTATCTTAAGTGTAGATGGAAGACCAAGAAAGAACAATGGAAGAGAGAGAACTTGGAACAAATTAATGTTAATATGTTGAAAGAAGATTATTATGACACTGAACTCGCTAACATACTACAAGAGTATGCCTTTGGAGAAATGGAAGCACCAATATCAACTGCTCAAGTCCAGGAGCAGTTGCAACTGTGCCGTCAACAATATCAGCAATGTTTAGTACAACTAACCAATGATATGGCAGGGTATATAACGAGCCACCGCGTAGTGCATGGAGGTGGTCAACGAGACACAGCAGCCTTGAACCAATTCTATGAGTTGGCGGAACAAGTTCTAAATGACGATTTAGATGATTTTACCCCCCCCCAAATCGACGATATGTCGCCAGAGGAACAACAACAACTACAACAGCGTCTCCAACAACAACAAAACGAGGCATTGGCTATTGTAGAGTCTTGGGACAACAACTTATATTTGGAACGGTAACGGCATCAGTATGGTCTCTTCATGATCGGGTGACCCCCTGAGAGAGCTTCAGGGTCACAGTATATTTCTTTTTTTTTGAGATTTTTATTTTTGTGATGTAAAGAAGCAGTTCATTTCATGTTCTTCTCTTGAGAAGGGTGTGGTGCTCATAGATGTATGGTATACCTAACTCCGCGAAACAGTTTAGTCACGTTGGGATTAGCGGTGTAAATGAGAAATTGATAATTTTCCCTTAGAAGCACCAGAATAACCATTTCTTGATTTGTAACGCAGCGTCGTTAAAATAAAAATTCCAGCCATCTCAACATCCTTATCAGCCCACTGTCAGTTTGCGTTTTGACTCGCTGAAACTGCTGGAATTGAAAATGGTCAAGGAAGATTACAAATTACCCGCCAAAACCCATCCCCTACAAGCAGGGAGGCATAATTTTCTCGTATATATTGTGTAAGGTGGTATTCTGCAGTTTTATTCGCAGGCGGTGCAACATTTCCACTCAATGTTGCTCCTGCTAGTCGTTGTTCTAGTGGAAAAAAATAATTATATAACTGACCGCCCTGACCGAGATGTGGAGTATTTTGACGACGCAAAGAACACATTGTATATAAATCGGTCCATCCAATATAAATAAAATCTCTAAACATTGCGGGGCACATACTTGGTTTAACAGGCCCAGAATGTTGTATTAAATAATCGGCCCAATAGAATATGTATTGTCTTAAATTTATATCATCCCAATTATTGACGGGGGGGCCTATCGGTGGGATTACATATGCGCTATATTCATATCGAAATTCGGGTTGTGATGGAGCAAGGGTACGTATGCGGGCGGGAATATTACAAGTTCCACCTAAATATTGTAGAGTATTATCAATCGCATAAGGTGCAATAAAATCTTGATGCCAGCCAACTGGCCCATCTAAATTTTGCCATGGTCGGCGTTTTGGTTGTAAATCAAATAGTTTAATATTTCTAAATGCTGTTTCACGATTTACCGCTTGAGTATTCGTCCAACCACCCCTTCGATCATCGTATCTCTCGAGAAAAGCCTGTGGGTTTTGTATTATATCACCCATTGATGCGAGTATTGTTGCTATCCAATCTTGATGGTTTATATAAAAATCGGCAACAGCATGCATAGATATGAACAGTAAATCCCGGACGATTGGATTCATCAGATTAAAAAACTGTGGATGAGTTATATTATTGTAAGGATACTGCACGTCCCTAATAACTACATTATCTCTTCCAAAGTACGTCACCATTCGATTTAAATTATTATTATCCACAAATCCACTTATCATTAAATCATTAGAAACATTTACCTCATCAATCCAGAAACTACAGCTAGTCCAAACTTTTGCGAATGCATCGCCAGCAGTAATAGCATTAGTTTGATGATGAATATTATCTGGCCATACTGCACCTGCACCCGGTGCTGGCATTGCTGCATCTTGGAGACCTGAAGCACCACCCCATAATGAACCAATGGGAACTTTATTAAGTAATATTGGGTGAGTTGGTAAAACTCCTGCCATTTTTATATACATGAAACATTGTTTTATTTCGAAATGAGATGAAATTTGTTTCTTACAAAAATGGCTCAGGACGCGGCTGTGGCCTTTTCAAAAATGAAATTTAAAAAAAGAGGAAATATTTCGGTTAATTTATTTCGGTGTCGAATGATCCGCCAACGATGAGGCGAGTAAAGATGCTGGGGGGGTCAATTTCCAATAGTTCGAATCCTTTAGAGCTATGCGCAAGACAATACGACTTAGTATATACATCGGGAGCGGAAAAGACCATCCCTACATCTCGTTTTATCAGATATATATATGCTGGATTCGGATGTTTCTCAAAGATCAGATCTATAAATTGATTCATAATTTGATCCGTATCACATATTTCATTTTGATTATGAAATATAAGGGACATCGTAACTTTTGATATAAAGTTACCTTATTATTAAAACGAATCAATTTGTCTCTCTAATCTGAAAACGAACTTTTGAGGAAACGATAAACTGTGCGTACCCCAAAGGTTTTTTCTTTTCACGACGACCCCTTTACAAGGTTCTTTGGCAATACTATCCAATGCATCCATCATTAAAAAATTGATGCGCGGGGTTTTCGGTTTTAGGTTGCAAAAATGGTCAAATTGATCCAAAAAAGTAGATTTTTTGGTAGAAATAAGAGGCAAGATTTTACACAACCCTTCTACTGCTAAGTCAACATCGTCAAACTTTAGCATTGTATCTATAAGATTATTCGTAAATGATCTAAAATAATAAATTTTTTGAGAGATGTATCCAGCAAACTGAACCGTGCGTAAATATTTTTGTTTTTCTCGATCACTACACGGAAAAATGTTGGTAATTTTACGGAAAAGATTCAAAAGTTCTGTCTGAAAGATGTATTCGATTCCTCCTTCGTGAATACTTAAATTTGACAATTTACTGCATACTGAAGCATACAGCACCATATAATTGGGCTCTATCAAACCTTTGTTTAATAAGAGAGAGATAGCTTCAACCAATTGGGTTTGAGTTTCAACCTTTTTAATCACTTGAATTAAGTCTTTCGATAACAAGTCGAAGGTGTCCTCCACAATTTTATTAAGGATGTCTTGAATTTTTCTTCGTATTAAAATTTTGTCGTACTCCTTGAAATACATTTTATAAAACTCGGTTCCGGATTCGCTATACTTCCACTTCTCACTCGGTTCGTGTCCACACTTGAGACATTTGGTTGTAAGTCTATCTCTTATATGGTTCAATATGCGTGGACATTTAGTGTTGTAAAAAGAAAAAAATTGTTTAAATTTGGGAAGTCTACTATCAGATGAATTCAGACGTAAGAGAGTCCTTAGAGAATAGGTTCTATCTCTCATCTGAAGAGAACTCATCTACTTAATATGTAGGAAGTTTTAAAATTATTTTATCGAATAAAGGAATTAACTAATCTTAAAACATTGTAATTTTGAAGTTTATTGGTTTTAATATTAAATAAAATGATTTATTCTTTCTTTTTCCACCATAAATATCCTACGAAAAGGGGGGCAAAAACGGCTGCAAAGAAACACCAGACAGTAAAAATTGCTGTTTTGAAAGTATTTTTTGGGTCAACAGCAGCGAGACTTAACGCTAGTAGTAGAGCGGTGCCGAAGAAGATTGCCATCGGTACGATCAGCCGCGGTGCACCGATGAGTATAGCGAGACCCATAATCAAAATTTGGAGCCAATACCCTTCTCCGAATTTCCAGTTAAGGCGACACCCTTTTGTACACTCGGGTGCTGTTGTTGTGAGCGAACCCGGATCAGTTGAAGTCGTCTTCAACCAGTTCCATACCGCTATTCCTAAAAGAACGATCAACGCGAGTCGGCGATTTGGTTTGGACTCTAAGCGTTTCCAAGACACCGCTAATAATACTAAAATGACAACAATCGCGTGTATCCGTAGCGTGGTCGAGGCGATCCAAGTTCCCTGCCGGTTCAAGTCAACCGATCCGGTGTCGAGACCACGCCATATTAAAAACTCTGACACCTGCACCAGCGAATATATAAGAATAAGACTCCCGATGATCCACTCTTTGAGATTAAAGGCGACGAACGCCGATACTATACCAATAGTAGCTGCAAGTGCACTTGTTTTAGCATCGTAGCACATTTATTCTTAGTCACAAAAATAATCTAGTTATTCTTTATCTTGCCCGTCCCCCCCCTCTCTCCGTACTAAACAAAAGTCTTATAACCGCAATAGTTTTATCTATATTAATAATTTGACTTATTTTCACTTCCAAAAAACCTTTAATGGGTCTCTTCCGTACTACACATTTTACAATTTTATTTTTATTTTTTAGCAGAATGGGTTCCAACTGGTTGAACGTGTTTGTGGTAATTATGGCACAGAAGGTTTACTGGCGTCCCATCCAGGAATTCTGAGGCGTTTCGGCAGACATTGCGAATACACGATCGGCTCTCGCCTCGCGCCATAGTTTCGTACATGGCATCCAGGAGATGTTCGAAATCTTGTCCCACTTTGTTATAAAGGTCGGACAAGGTTACATCCCCTTTAGA